ACCTACAAAGCCTATTTAAAAACCAAAGACATTAAAAGTTTAGACATAAAAATTTCAAAGCCTCAAGGAAGGCCGAAAAATTGGAAAAATTAAAAAGGAAAGAGGAGATATTGCGAATCGGAGCGGCGACAAGAACGGGATGTTGCACAACGCGATGATGAATGGGGAGAGGTTGACAAGGAAAAAGGAGGCGGTATAATTAAAATATGGAAGTAAACACAAATAATACTTTCACTAAAAATGATATTTCTAAAGAAGAAAGTACAACCAATACTTTCTCTGTTGGCACGCAAGGAGTTGAGATAGTTTGGAGCTTTGAATAATAAAAATATTTATAATTTGTCAATGAATGGAAAAATTGAATTTAAAGCAAGAAGAATTTTGTAAACTTTACGTTTCGGCGGATAAAGATTTTTTTGGGAATGGGGTGGCGGTTTACGTTGAAGTTTATAAGCCAGATAAAACAAAAAAGAATTGGTATAAATCGGCTTGTGTCCGTGCTTCGCAACTATTAAGTAGTCTTAAGGTTTGCAATCGAATTAATGAGCTATTGGAAGAAGGAGGATTAAATGACCAATTTATTGATAAACAACTGTTATTTTTAGCAACACAGCACGCTGATTTTGGAGCAAAGATTGCGGCGATAAAAGAATATAATCAATTGAAAACACGCATTACCAAGAAGATAGAACTTAACGCACCATTTTTAATAAAAGATGAGAAAGGAAATTAGGTTCTCCGAATTATGTAATTTCACCGATAAGCAAAAAGAAGCCCAGAAGCTGATTAAGCAATATGATTATTTACTCTACGGAGGAGCAATGGGAGGAGGCAAATCTTACTGGTTGAGATGGGAACTGATAGACCTATTAACAGATTGGGCGGCGCAAGGCATTAAGGGCGTGAGGGTAGGTCTATTTTGTGAAGATTATCCGGCATTAAGAGATAGGCATTTATCAAAAATACAATACGAATTCCCTGATTGGTTAGGATCATTGAACAAGGCTGATTATGAGTACACATTAAGCCCGGAATACGGCAGCGGAGTGATATGTTTTAGGAATCTTGATGATCCGAGCAAGTATAAATCCAGTGAGTTTGCGGCTATTGCGGTTGATGAGATAACCCAGAATGAAAAGGAAGTATTCGAGTTCTTGCGTACCAGAAAGCGTTGGCCGGGGATTGAGCGTACTAAGTTTATCGCCGGCACTAATCCGGGGGGAAAAGGCCATGAATGGGTCAAGAAGATTTGGATGGAGCATAAGTTTGAGGCAAATGAAAAAGAGCAAGACCAGTTCTCTTTCTTGCAATCACGGGCGTTCGATAATCCACATTTAGCGCAAACATATTTTCTATCATTGGAGGGATTACCGGAGGCGAAGCGCAAAGCATATTTGGATGGCGATTGGAACACTTTTGAAGGGCAGTATTTTGGCGAATTTGAAGAACGATATCATGTTTGCGAGCCATTCGCCATTCCCGATACCTGGTTCAAGTATCGCAGTATTGATCCAAGCGGGCGCGAGGGAGTAACCAGCTGTCATTGGTATGCGGTTGATTCTAACGGACGAGTTTATGTCTATAAAGAATATTACTCAACTGGTCGGGATATTGACGAACATGCCAAAGCGATCAAAAGGTTATCGCAAGACAAGGATGGTATTGCGGAAGAATATAGATACACAATTATTGATTCGGCGGCTTTTGCCAAAGCAGGATATAGCGAGACTACAGCCGAAATCTATGAGCGTAATGGGGTATGTGGATTTTTAGCAGCCGCCAAAGAGCGCATTATCGGATGGAATGGGGTACACACATCTTTGAGGCTAGACCCGATCACAAAACAGCCGATGTTAAAGATATTCAAGAATTGCTACAACCTTATCCGTACGATTCCGTTAGCTCAGCACGACCAATTGCACCCTGAAGATGTGGCTGATATAAACAATTCATTCACCGACAGCGAAGGTAGGAGCGGTACGGAACATCAGGATGCGTTAGACGAATTGAGGTATTTCTTGCGGACACTAAGGGAAACCAAGGCTCCCAAGCCAATGAACGCGGTTGAGAAGCATATTCAAGATCATATCAAACGGCAAAATTTAGATTTTAATTATCGTTATACTCGTTAAACTAATGGCAAAGAAAATTAAAAAACCAATTCAATCTCAGGGACAGCCTGCTACCGCGGGGATTACCGATCGTTTGAAAGAAGATCCAATCACTTTGACTTTTGTTCCAAGTGAAGTGGAGCGTAAAGTTCAGAAGTACATCAACCGTCGGGTGGGCGATATGCAGGACTATCGTAAAGGCTTGGGGATTGAGAATCGCTGGAAGGAAGCGGACGAAGAGTATATCCCTCACGAGTTGGATTTTGGCACTACCAGAAAACGCTTTGAAACCGATCAGGATACCGGCCTACGCTCTCGTATGGTTCCTGTTGGTGATATTACCCAACAATGGAGGCAAGCAAGCTCTGCTCCTACCTTGTTGGCTAAGATACAGACAGCAGTCAGCATTATTATTGACCAACAGCCCGAAGCTGAATTGACTGCCTTGGAAAAGAAATATGACGCTACTTGCGATCTGGCGTATTCTCTTTGGAAGCGCAACTGGACAATTACCAACGCAAAAGAAAAATTAAAGCTTATCGTATTTGATTTGATCAAATATGGCTGGGCGGCACAGCGTACTTATCCCCGCAAGGTTCAATATTCTAAGCGGGTTTTGACTTATGTGGATAAGGATAGCCCAGAGAATGACAAGTATGAGGATAAGAATCTTATTTGGTTTAACGATGTAGACCGGGAAAGGCTTGATCCTTTTAGGACTTGGATCGATGAACTGGCCAAGCCTTACGATCCTTACAGCTTGAATGAAAGTTATTACGAGATTGATTACAGCTATGACGCGGCTGAGGTTGAATTTGGAATGTATGATAATTGGAAGTATGTTAAACGCGACAGGATGCTGTTAAGGCAGGATACACCAAAAAAGAGCAATCGCAGCGCGGCTAACGAAGAATTGAGAAAGCGCAAAGATGTGGTAACTATCGGATTCTTTGAGTCGCGTCATAAGGATATTTATTGTATTAAGGCCGTTAAAGACGATATTATTATTTACCTTGGGCCATTGCCGAATGATGATGGTTATTTAAGCTTGACCCAAACACTTTGGATATTAAGAAAATCAGGCATGCCTTACGGCGTTTCATTGTGGGAAGTAATCCGCCAGAACAAGGCTTTGTATGACAAAATGAAGAATATGGGAATGGACCAGCTGGTTCTTTCCATTATGAAGTTTGGCTTCTTTAGCGGGACCAATACGATGGTGGGTGATGGCAAGATCGAGATCATCCCCGGCCAAGCGCGACAGCTTACCAGCTCAACTGGCAAGCCTGAAATCAATTGGATGGAGATCCCCGGTCCTGGCAAGGATTTTTGGGATGGCATTATGGCAGTAGAAAAGATGATGGACAGCGAAAGCGGTATTGTGCCTACCTTGGAGGGTGAGATAACCGGCAAGACTTTGGGTGAGATACTGCATGCCAAGGAAGCGGCTTTGAAACGTATTAAGGTACCGGTAGAAAACATTGCGTGGTTAATTGAACAGGACGCTTATCTTACTCTTAGCTGGATGAGTCAAGTTTATGCCACACCGACAGTGGAAACATTCGCAGACGAAGCAGAGGTGGCGGCGTTTAATTCGGAAAACAAAATTACTCATCAACAATTATTTGGGACAATCCAAGAAGATGGCTCGATCATGGGGCCTTATGAAGCTCATTATCTACCCCAAATTGCTTTACACCTGGAGAATAACGAAGGTCAATTAACAAAAGGAAAGGAAAGTAAGTTTTACCAAGTAGGAACCGATATTCAACCCAGCCAATTGAAGTGGAAAGGAATATTTAAAGTTATTCCGCGCAGTATTGTTGATTCAAGCCAGACACTGATGAAAGCAATGAAGATGGAAATCTTCAATATGCTCGTGCCTCTTTTGCAGTTTCCGCCTCAATTAGCGGCTAAACCAGCTTCACAAATATTAAAAATCAATGAAGAAGATCCTGCCGACTGGTTACCCGATGAGTGGATTCAATTCCTTAAAACTGGTTCATTGCCTCAAACAGGTGCGCCTGCCCCGGCTGGTATGGCTCCTCAAGGCGCAGGAATGACCCCAGAAGCCCAAGGCCAGCCCCAAGGTATGCCAACCCCGGGTGGACAAACAATTCAAGGTGCGACGGGCGTAACCCCTCCTCAAGCTCCGACTCTTGTACCGGGTAGTCAAATGCCGAATATATCGCAACTAATGGGAGGCAAGGCGCAGGGTATCTTTAAGAAAGGAATTTAATGGATAAACTTCAATTACAACTTATTAAACGGTTGATAATGGATGATAGTTGGGACGCATTGATGAAGGCAAAAGAAGAATATATTGCTAAGAATTCAATCGGGAGTATAACCGGGAACAGTGAGTTTGAAACATTAAGGGAATTGCATACTAAGCAAGGTAAAATACAAGGGGTAACAGATTTTTTTGAAGATTTAGAACGTAATAATATTTAATTATGTCTGTCTTAGAGGAAAAAATTATTGAACTGGGCGATGGTTTATTTTTAGACATAAAGCCTGATTCTGAATACTTGCAAGTGCGCATTGGAGAAGAGAAAAAGTTGATTAAAAAGGTTGATCTTTGGGCGGCGGTATTTGCGATCGCCGATCCTGATACTCAAGAGAAACTGACACCAGTCAGACAAACGCAAATGGTAACTTATGCCAGAGTGCATACAATCCAACTTAAAAAAGATATGCGTAAAGGCGAGGTTTTAAAATGTAAATGCCGGATTAACGTGCCTCAAGTTATCGAAGAAGGACTGGCAGGAAATCTTAAAAAAACCAGTAAAGGAGGGCTGGCATTGCCAAAGAAATTTTATTAAATTATAATAAATAAAACATCAATGATGTTTTTAGAAAATATGGAAACTGAAACACAAAAAGAAGAAATAAAACCAGCGGGCAGGCCTAAACTTTATGCGTCTGCCGAAGAAGTAAAAACTTTAGGCAGTAAGGTTGATGAGATCGGCAGTGTGCTTAATAAGGTTTTGGAAGCATTGGAAAAGAAAACTGAAGCTCCAAAAACCGAACAAGAAAAGAAAGTTGAAACAGCTACACCTAACAAATTTACAGTTAATCCTGAATGGGAAGAGGCGGCTAAGAACATCTTGGGGGATGCGCTTGACCACACCGAAGTTAATTATGAACGGTCAGGCGGCGTAGTGTTTACGGTTGTAATTGCTTTGGATAAAAGCAACGCAACCAAAGATTATCTTGAAAGATGCAAAATAGACAGACGCTCAAAGCCTATCGGAGGTACTGGTATCGATGGTGTTATAGAATGGTGTAATTTGATAAAGGGAAATCTTAATCATAAATAAAATGGCAAAAAATATAACAACTTCTGACGGGTATATGAACGCTAATTTTATGGGGCCGTCGAATCAACCGGGAAGAACTAATAACGATATTTCCAAAGGCAAACCAGCAACTAAAATTACGCCTATCGCTCCCACAAAGTTAAAGCCGATTAAACCGATCAAAAAAGTTCCTACTAATTTTACTCCTCAAAATAAGGATATAATAAAACCAATTAAAGGAGGGGCATTTGTATAATTATATGCCGTTGCTAAAAGGAAAAAGTCAAAAGGTAATTAGTGAGAATATCGGTGAATTTCATAAAGGTAAAACTTTTGAAAAAACCGAAAAGAAGTTTGGTAAGGAAAAAGCTAATAAACAAGCCATAGCGGTTGCATACAGCCAAGCAAGGCGTAGCACAAGCAATGGCTCTATAAAAAAATGAACCCTGAAAACCCTGAAGTCAAAGGAATTGGAGAAGTAGAACATGATGGTATGCCTCAAGCGGGTCATGACGAGCAAGCTGATCGTGCAGGCAAAGGCGACAAAGAGCCGGATAACGACTCTGACGATAAATAGTATGAAGATTGAAACCATGCCGACTAAAAGCCTTATTAAAGAGCACAAAGACCTGGTTAAGGTTTTAAAAGGCGGCAAAAAGAGCGAGCTTAAAAAAGAAGCCAAAGAACAAGGAAGCGAGTTGAAAGGTTATAGAAAAGATTTAAATACCCCAAAGAAAGGCAGACATTGTACTTCTGATGGGTATATGCAATAAAATGTCAAAAGAAAAAGAAGTCAATAAAATAATAAACTTAAACACAATGTATAGTTTAACAATCGGGGAACGTGTTGCGGCTACAAAGATATTTGATGAGTATAAGGGAAATTTAAGCACTCTTGCAATGATTTTTGAAGATCTCAAAAAATGTAATGTTGAAGATACGGAATGGACTAAAGCTGGGTTGGTTAAGACTCCCGATGGACAGGGTAGCGTTAGACTGAATTGGAATGATGAGGGAAGTGAAAAGAACAACGTTGATTTATCAAAAGAAGGAGTGGAATATCTTAAAGGTAAAATTGAGGCTAAAAATGCTTCCGGTGAATTTACTCTTGCTGATAAGGCGGTAATCTCGCTGGCAAGCAAAATAAAATAATATGCAATGCCTTTATTGCAACGGCCAAGGGCTAGTTTCTACCGGTGTAATCAAAAATGATTTATCAGCCGGCAGAAAAGAAACTTGTCCAAAATGCTTAGGTACTGGCTTCGTGGGTGACAGGCCTGTCCAAGAAGAAATTTTGCCCGTGCCTAAACCTAAAAAGAACTTCGTGCAATCGTTGTTAGAAAAATTGTAGTAATCCCTGCCCTTGAGGCAGGAGCATAGTTATTTCTTGCTTCTTATAGTTGGAGATTGCTATGCTCCCGTTCCAAGAGCGATAACATCTTCGTTTCATCGCGAAGTAAAACTAAAAGATGTAAAAAAGTTATGGCGGATGAAAAAACGGTAGAAGACATCGAGCGTGTCGAGATCGCCCCCTCGGACGATAGCGAGACAATCGAACCTGAAGGCCAAGAATCTGAAACTAAGGAATCGCAAGAGACCGCGGTTGAAGAAAAACAGCCTAAGGAACAGTTAGTACGCAAACCCGAATCTTCTGCAAATGAAACCGAATCGGAGGAAACGGCTTCAGATGATAACGAAATCGCGGATGTGGAAGGGGAAACGCCTCGTGAACGTGCTTTGCGATTAGAACTTACCAATTTAAGGCGAGAGAAACGCAAAGAACAAATAAAAGAGCTTTTACCTCAAAATTCAAGCCAGCAATCCTTAAAAAAGGAATTGTCGGCGGAAAAACAGGCCATATTGAATAAATATAAACCTGAAGAAATACAAGCTCTAAGCGAGGTTATTCCAGTCATTGCGGAATCTCAAGGATATGTGCGGGCAGACCAGCTTACTCGAGATCAATATAATGAGCGGGCTGAAGCGGAATTTGATAAATTCATTGAAAAACATCCTGAATACTCCCAAGAAAAAGACAAAGACGGGGTATTGTGGAATGAATTAAAAAAGGAATTTTCAATATACGCTAAACCTGCCAATCCTAAAGATTATGCCAAGATTTTAAACCGTTCGCATAATGCTATTTTCAATATCAAACCAGTAGGAGATAAGGGTGCTATTTCAGCCGCGCAAAAGAAGATTCAAGTCGCTTCTCATGCCGGCGCCTCAGCCCCTACTCGTACCAATTCATCTCGTCCTATCAATTCTCAAGGTCTTCGTCTGGATATGCTAAAAGGCTTTTCTGATGAAGAAAAAGCGCAAATGTTAGGTACATAGAGGGATGAGGTTTTACAACCTTAACCCTAAAATGGCAATTGAATTTAAACTGGTCAAGGACCCGGACACCACCGTTTATGAAAATATGCGTGTCGCAAGCCAGGCATATGCCGTCGGTGATTCCGTTATGTTAGATAGAACCGCAGACGCGATTGAAGTCGTGCCTGCGACGGCCGCAACTGTTACAACTAATATCTATGGCGTGGCGATGGAAGCCGTTACAAGTTCCGCTACTTCATTGTTAATCGCAAGAGTCACAAATAGACAGTCGTGGTCTGCCGATACCACAGGAACTGCGACTGCCGCCGATAACGAACAGAGGATGTTACTTACCGATAAAGGTACTGTTAACAATTCTCATACAGATTCGGGTTCGCCCGCGGCAGTGTTCCAGCAAACAGGATATATTTCAGCTAACCGCATAGTCGGACGGTTCTTAACGAGTGCCATCTCCGCCTAATACCAATCTTAATGATTGGATTATTTGGTTAAATTTTAAAACAAACCTATGTCAGCTCCAATGAACATCGCTCAGGCGGCAGACCTCGTTGATCTTTCTATCCAGAATGTCTACGAGAAAGCGTCCGAACCTGAAGTAGACTACAAAAAGTTTTTCAATGTTAGGACTACTGAAGATTACTATGAAAAGGATAGTTCTCTGTCGGGTCTTGGCGAAGCGGATTTCGTTGATGAGAATGGTGTGATTATCAGCGATACTCCGGTGCAGGGATATAAGAAAACCTACACTTTAGTCTAACTTTGGGTGTAGTAAAATTCTCTCTAATCAATGGGGAACGCCCAGAGATGGGCAACCCTCAAGAAGTTAATAAGTTCATTGAAAATTTAATTGAGAACCTTTGGAACAGTTGCAAGATCGGCAAAGAGGTTGAATATTGGAAATATAATTTGTGCCTCCTTTAATTATAGGAATAATATGATCTCTGGTTAATTGGATTTCTGGCTCTTTCCTGCCACAATGAGGACAAGTAAAATTATATTTTATTTTCAATTCACTCCATTCAGTATAAGTATGAGAACCTAATGCACCTCTACGACGATAACTATTCAATGCATTATGGTGTTTGTACTTTTCTGGATTGTTTTTACACCAATTCTTAAAAAGTAATTTTACTTTTTCTGGGTTAGATGTATGCCATTTCTTGTTAGAGATATGAATAGACTCAATATGTGTTTTGTTCCAAAGTGAATTGTAAGCAACTCTTTCTTTCTTATGTCTTGCATAATAGTTATTATGTTCGCAAGATTTACTGCACCATTTTGCTGAAACGAATTTACTAAAAAAAGATTTTCCACATATTTTACATTTTAAAAGATGTGGCTGGATAGGATGATAATTTTCCTTAGATTGTACTCTATCCCTCAATCTTACGAGTTCATAATTAAGTTTTTGGTAATTCTTTGTACGACAGAGAGAAGAACAGAATTTAGCTTTAGGAGACTTGCTATTAAAAGATTTATGGCAAAAAATACAATTCATAATCTCAATTAAATTAAGTTTATTAACACTTGCAGAGACTGAATGAGAGAACGTTCGATTAGAACGAAGCGACAGTCCGAACTACAGCGATAATCTAAAAACAAACTGTAGAAGATAGCAGAAATGCCTATCTCGTATGCTAAAGTATAGCATAAAGTAACAATTTTTGCAAAATATGGTGGGTGTAATTCTACCATTTACATTTAAAATGTGGAAGTTCGGTATCAAGAAACGCGACCTCGACAATGTAGCCAAAGAGCTTAAGGCTTCTTGCGCCCGCAAAAAGGAGCGTTTGACCACTGAAAGAGTTGATAATTGTACTTCCAGCACCTACACCCATGTCGGGCAAGGTTCATCTAGGACAATTACCATTACCGGTGGTGATGGTTCTCCTGCCGCGACTTCTTCGCACAGTCGTGAAGACGGCGGTTCCAATATGAACAACGCTGTCTACGATGGCACAACTTATAGCTTGCCGTTTGACTATGCTGGCTTGAAAGCCGCTACTCGGACAGCTGGTTATATGGTTGATCCTCGTGGAAATCCGTATATTCCTGATTTGGATCGGTTGGTATGCAAAAAAAATTCAGCGGTTGCCTTCAAAGCTAAGGAAATCAAGAAAGCGATTGAGAATGGCAAAATCCCTGAATCCTTCGATCACGATGGTTCCGGCGTTGGTTCTTTTGAGATTATTGAACTCCCTTATTTGCAGAATTCCGCATACTGGGCGATGTTTGACTCCAAAAGATCATTGCAGGACGAGGAAGGTTTCCAATTTATTGAAAGCCAGGCTCCAATGCTGGACCCGGTGAATGTCGTGTATAAGACCAAGGAAATCCAGACTGGTGTAACGACACTTTTCGACTTAGGACACAACGACGTAACTCGTTCGTGGGTGTTCTCCTTGGGCGACAAACAGGTAGTTAGCTAGTCTAAGTTAATTTAAACGGCGGGGGAGACTACTGGCAGGCCACCAGCGTACCCCCCGCCAATCTATAATGTCTACAATTAATGGAAAATCCTTTGTTGATATGAGAAATATCAACTTGAAAGGTGGGGCGATGGGATCAGGAATGATCCGATTTGACCCTGTGTCTTCAGCAGGTAATTGGGCTTCCAATCCTTTTGGAACAACCGATTACGGTATTTATGTCAATACTTCAGATCAGCTGGTGTTTTCTTCCAAGGGAAGCACTACAATACTTGCCGCGGCGGGCGGAGGTAGTGGATCGGTTCCTTCTTGGGAACAGATATTTGCGGGAGATCAGACAATGCAACTGGCCGGGACTACTTGGACAATTGACAATAATACCGGTACAAACGATGTTTTGACAATCACCAATAGCGGTGCAAGCACTGGGTCTTTGATTCAGATTACCAATGCAGGTTCTGGATCGGATATTAAGGGTACTTCGGCTACTTGGAGCGTAAGTAAAGCAGGTTTGGCGGTGTTCACGCAAATTACTTGCCCGATTCTGTATTCAGCGGCCAGCCAGATTATTAGTTGTGCTGGCGCGGGAACGATTACAATTGGTGCAAACAGCAATACAATCACAATGGCGGACGCGACTACTTTTAGCGCGACTGTTACTGTAACTGATGGAATTACTCTTTTGCAAAGCACCGCGAACAATGCCAATGCTTTGACGGTGGTTAATAATACGGCTACAACCTATGGCGATGCGAGCGCAAGCACCGGCGTGGCGCGTATTAGTTCGACTTCTTTGACTACCGGCACCTTGTTGAAACTTCAACTTACCGAAGGAACTTTAACAACCGGATGGTATTTGAATTGTTATAATGTTACTGGCTCGGCTTCGGTGTTCAAAATTGCTAAGTACGGTGCGACCACGATTGCCGGTTCAGCTTATGCTACGGCGGCTTTGACACTAACTGCTGGCGACATAGTAGTTACCGCAGGCAGAATTGTTCAAACAGCGGCAGGGGCAACTGGTACGAATGGTTTTGTTGGTACTTACAATGGCTTGACTACCGGATTTGGTATGACGTTGACGCACAGCGTGGCTTCAACGATTGCTAACGGTGGCTCGGTCTTGAATATTAGTTCGGCGGGCGTGGATACCGCAACTACTTCGGGTTGCTTGTTAAATCTTGCCTCAACCGCTTCTGTGGCTGGTACACAAGTTTTGATGACTTACAGCGCCCTAGCAACAGGTATTGGCGTTTCAATGGTGTTAGCGGCTCTTACGACTGGGCAAGGTATCAATATCGCCCATTCGACCACAGCGATTGCCGATGGCGGTTCATTGATCGCTTTGTCTTCAAGTTTTGCCAACACAGGAGGCGCTACCAACGGCACAATGCTTGACATAAAAGGCACTGGCCAGTTGGCGGGTACAATGGTGAGGGTTGATTCAATCCAAACAACAGGCACGGTAATGAGCATTATTTCAACTGGAATAATGACAACTACCGGAAACTTATTGACACTTACTGGAAACGCGGCTACGACCGCGGCTGGTTTGTTAAGAGTCAATGCCAATGGTTTGGTCAGCGGTATCGGCGCGGTTATTGCTTCAAGTTCAACCGCTTTGACGACAGGTAGGTTGTTATCGGTCAGCCATTCCGGGGCAGCGACTGCGACTGCGAATTGCGCGGTAGCTGAAGTTTCATCGGCAGCGGCAGACGATACAACGATTTTGAAAGTTACTGGA